CTAGAAAGCAATAGAACGTTGTTTGCGCCAGATGTATTACCTGAAACAACTGGAGTTGCACCAGTAACGTCAGCAGCACGTGAAACCCATAGACGGTTTGTATATGATAGGAAGTTAGCAGCTGTGAAAAATGTTTCGCCGTTGAAGTTGGTTGGTTTACCAAATCTAGAAACTAGTGCATTTTCAGAGTCTACTAGAACTCTTTCTCCGATTGGACCCCAACGGAAAACGCCAGCAAAGGCGCCATCGGTTGTGGCGACTGAAGGAACGACTGTTGTAAGGTCGATCTCAGATACATTTACTCCAGGTGATAGTTGGAAAGCCATTTATTTTTCTCCCTTTTGCGAGAACTTACAATTATGAATTTTTTATATTTATAAAATGAGCTTTTTTAGAAGTCCTGCGGTTGGTTCCACATCCATGAATCACCTACAAATCTCTCATATTCTTCTTCTACAAAATCATCCCTTCCGGAATCCACAAACCCAAACGGAGCAAGATCCTGCTCAATGTCATCCTCAGTTTTATCTCTCAATGACATAAGAGTGTTGATATTGGTATAGTCTTTAAAATACTGTTGGTCTGATAGCCAAGCAAAGAGAACCAAACACATGACCAAGTCATCATGCTTTCCTGGCTCGGCTTCATACGAAGTTCCCTTTTTAGAAAAGGTTCCCAATTCGCTAATAGTGTTTATATCATTCACAACGAACTGGTTTTGCTCTATGAGCAGTTTTAAAATAGAGCAGCCGATCGACTTAACAATTTTAGTAGTTCGGACACCCTTATCAACGCTTCCTCCGCCGAATCCAGTAGTAATTCTCTTTCCGGATCGGCCAGCGTTTTCGGTGAACAAAACATTCTCATACCCAAAATCATAATTCAATGAAGTTGAAACCTGTTCACCAATATCATTAACCTCGACCAAAACAGAGGCATTATTATATGCCTTGGCTGTTCTGTGTATAATATCAGCATAATCAAGTGGTGTGATAGCATTATTCCTATAAACCCCGACCTGCTGATATGGCATGGTTGTAACATCTACCAACTGGAAGGCTGAATAATCTAACCCCTTACCACGAGAAACGTCGCAAACCATCATATAAACGTGATTCGGTTCAACCGCCCGGAACTGCGTCAAACCATCTTTTTGTAAGATGGGGTTAGAAGAAACTAATTCTTTGAGCTTCCAACCAGCAATCAGGGTGCCTGACGAACCCAAAAATTCGCAGTTATATTCCTGATCGAACTTCTCGAGGTCAAAGTTCATACCAGCCAGAGTATCTTGCTTCCACTTTTCATCACGACCAGGAACTGCTTGCCAATTAACTAGAATTGGATGATAACCGTTAGTGCCTTTTTCGGCATTGGCCCATGTAGCGTGGAAGTGGTTCAAACCGTTCGGAGTGGAAACCAGAATAATCTTTGACTCCGAACCCGAAGAAATAGTAGGATAAACCGAAGTGAAGAATTCATCCCAGTTATCAATGAACGCCGCTTCGTCGATGAATAGAAGGTTGATGGTATAACCACGGATGGCGCTGGCAGAAGTAGCAGCAGCCAAAACACGGCTGTTATTTTCTAGAACGAATGAACCCTTGTTCCATTCAACAACACCCTGCTGTAGCCATTTAGGTAGATGCTGGTAGGCAAGCTGGACACGACCAAGAATTTCTCGAGCCGTATCACCCTTATTGGCCAGTAGAGCAACAGTTTTGTCTGGATGAAAAATGATATACCAAAGGATAAACGCACAGGTTGTAGTAGACTTACCAGCCTGTCGGGCAGTAGTAACGATAGAATAACGATTATTTTTAAATGAAGTTACCATTTCTTTCTGGTAACCATACAATTTAAAACTTGTCAGACCCTCATTAATTGAGATGATCTTCATATAGTTTTCAGTGAAATATACAGGGTCATTCTGACATTTGATATACTCCTGAACAAGTTCCGGAGTCCATTCAATGTTCTGATTAGTTTTCTTTAGAAGAACATTACCCTTATAACCACCCACCAACTCATTCATTGTTCTTCATATCCTTAAGAACTTTTTGTAATTCTGCTGTAGAACCTACGAATAAGTTATTATTAATGGTTTGTGCTTTTTCGCTAATTGGTGAGTCTTTTGCATCAATTTCACGGATCTTAGACTGAAGCTCTAACAACTCTTTATTAGTGCTTACTACTGTATCCATAAGTTTAGCTAAAACTTCGAATGCACGTGGGTGCTGAGACTGACTGGCAATCTCAGATAATTTATCTATTGCTTCTTGACCTGTTGAGATTACTTCATACAGATTAGCTCTTGCTGATTCGAAATCGTTTCTTGCAGAATCATCATGAGCCTTAGCAATAATATTATCGATTTGTTTTTCATATTCCAACGCTGGTAAATTTACCTTTTCGTTGTCATCATCTTCATTTATCATTCAATCTCATCAGTGTTGTAGATTTGAGTTATGAAACCATAATCATCATCAGAATTTACTTCAATATAAGGAACAGTTCCTGTATTGGCGTTTGGACCACCAAAGTAATTTATAGGGTTACCATTAGCGTCTAATCCAGGTTGAACTGTTATCTTTTCTGCCATTGGGGTCACACCCTTACCTTCAGCGGCAGTGTTTGTTGAAGGTATATAGAATTGTGTTCTAACAAATTTAATGATCCCAGAAGATTTGATAGGACCATAAAGATAACCTTTAAGAACAAAATCTAGCTGCCAAATAATAGCTCTTCTCTCAGAATAGGCGCCCTCATAAGTGTCAGAATAGCTGATATTATTCAATATGATTGGAATATCCATGGTAACATTAACCTCTGGGATTAGGTTACATGTTGTTGTCCAATCTGGCGTAAAGTATGGAAGAATCTGTTCAATAATCTTTGTTCCATCTTCTGCATTCTTAGCATAAACATAAACCTTGAAGTCTATATTATATGGAACTGGATTATATTGATATTTAAACTTATCAGCATCAGTAGCATCCCTAACAGCAACCTTGCCAATGGTGTTTAATTTTCTTGTACCATCATAAGTCATTTTACCCATTTCAAATGAAATCATGGGTAACGTTGCAACAGCACTTGATTTGTCTAGTGCTGGATCCTGTATAATACGGGCCAACATCTTATCTTTGGGTGCATATGTAATAGGCACTTTTACTAGAGATGTAACTGTACCAGAAGAATCTGTTTTGGTTATACGAATCTGATTAAGTAAGGTTCCCATAAGAATTACATATTTTCTTATAAGACCAAAATAAAACGGTGAACCAAACATTAAATGTTACCTTCGCTAAATGGATCTAGAGAACTGAAGTCAACAAACATGTCAGACTCTTTTTGTATTTCGTCATTATCCGAAGCAGGAGATATTTGTTCTAGTGAGAATTTTTCTAATACTAGATAATCGCCGTCTTCAGTTGTAATAGCAACTTTATTTGAACTTTCTGTTCTTATGGTCCAATCCAGAATGTTTGTGTCATTCTTTCTTTGAATAGAATCAATTTCTGGAATACCTGTATTGAACAGTTCTCCAGAATATTCAAACACTTCGCAAGTCATTTCCCATGTTTGAAGTGCGCCTAGCTGATAAAACATTTCATATTTGTTAACATACTTAATCTGAAACGCTCTTTGATTCAAAGGAAAATAGATAATATCTCCTTCGTTTGGTCTTACCTGAGCAGTAAATTCACCAACTTCTTCATTAAATATTCTACGGGCAACAGAGAATACAACTTGATTGCGAATTTCAACGCCAAACTTAGATAGAAATTCTTGATCGCCACTAAACCCGTCGATGGATTTAATATACATTTCTATAGGATAAGCTACTTCATAAGAAGATTGATCGTCCGCTCCATACACATCATCGTAATTGTTTAATTTACGAGGAACGTAATATATGTCATGTCCGTATATTTTTATCGACTCGATAATCAAATTTTCGAGAAGCAGTTGCTCCTGAGACGCTTTGAAGTTGTTAAAAAAGAAGTTAGTGCTAATGTTAGCCTCCCGCTTTCTTTTTGCGTTCGGCCCACCACAGTTTCATACGTTCGGACTGAATCTGTTTATAGTTATCTGGTCTTGCCTGCACGCTCTTTTTCCCAGCGTTTGAAGCCAGTTCTTTCAGATTTGAAATATTTTTTCTTTTTTCGCTCATTTTTCTTTTTGATTCTTCGCTGTGATTAGAACCTATTCTTGAGGCGACCAGAGCAGCTGTATGTTCAGCGCTGTTCTTTTTACCAACCCTATTATTTAATATATTTTTACGATGAGATTCTGACAGCTTTTTGCCTTTTTTAGCCTCGGACATCTTTTGTCTGTGTTCAAGGGACATCTCTCCCTTTTTCCAGCCGTCGAAATAAAATCCATCATTATCGTGTTTATTATAAAACGATTCATCCAATCTGGCGTTTGCAGCCTGTAGAATTTTAGCTTCGAGTTTTCTTATGTCTGATAGATTACCCTCTGCAATAATCTGTCTGCTAAAATCTGATGGTCTCTTATTATATTCTTTGAGCATATATTTACTTGAACAAACATAACCGTCATCCGCTGAACCTTTGTGAGATCCAACGTACAACATATTATTCTTTTTGTCTGTCCAGCAGTAAACGAACGCTTCTGTCATCAGCCGATAAGATCCGTACAAGGTAGAGAGTATGTGAAGATCATTTCTCTTTCAAGAGCTTCACGCTCTGCAGTGGCTTCATCGTATATTTTCTGACCATTAAATGTAAGACCACCTGGCATTTTCATACCTTCAAACTTTTTAAGGTTCTGACCCCATTGTTGTTTAATAAGACAAGAAGCGTAACGCCCCAACCAACGATCGCCCCAAGCATCAGAATAAACTGCAGGGTCTACGATTTGATATGCTTCTACGATTAGATAATTACCAACAGCAACTTGATCCCAAGACATGTCAATGTAAAGTCTATTAATATGTCTATTGTATCTTAATGGTTGCTGACCAACTAGCATCTGTTC